CCCGATTTTGTCGGGGTTTAGTGTGAAGTTTATATTAACTTTACTGCTATTCCCCTAATTCTACTTCTGTATTATCCACAATCCCGTTACTTCTATCAAATAGATAGCCTTGAAGCGACGTATTCGCTAAGCAAGTCCAGGGTTTTAAATTGTGTTGTATCGAAGTGTTCATTTGTTTTATTTGTTATAAATATGTATCTTTTTTGTTTTATCGTCGTTGTTATAATACAAATATACAGCTTTATCGTCAATATAAAAAACTTTTTAAGCTTTTTTTCTTATTATTTTATAACTGCTTGATTTTTAAGCAGATTAATTTTAGTGGAGGTGAGGGAGGTTCGAACTCCCCGTCCAAGTGAATTGTATCAATCAATCGTTCACAAGTTTAGTTCTATTTTCTAACAGAACAAAATATGCAGTTTCTATTTTGCCATTGAAACTACCAACTGTGGAGGGTTCACTTCTATATAGGCAGCACCCCAAACGATAACCTTCATGCTGTCACTTCTTTTTAAATATCCCACGAGTGATGCGGGTCTAATTAAGCAGCTACTGCTAAATCAGCACCAATGAAAGCGATTGCGTTTTCAAAAGTGAATGAAGATTTCTCTTCTGCGTTTATTTGTTTGATAGGATTTATACGAGTTTCCATCTAACTCGACTTGCTTGATATGACCGTTGACCCCTTGTCAATTCCAGTCACCCCCATATTTCAAATAACTATATATTAAATATACATATTAGTTCTTAAATAAAAAAATAATTTAACTTTTATTTTAATGGATCTTCACCAAAAACTAATCTTCTTTGATCAGCTAATGTTTTTCTCATAAATGCATTTATCAAAAATACTAAAAATCGGGATTTTCGCTTTCTTCTTATCATATAGTATATAGTTCAAACTATATACCAATGAAAATGGAGATCCCATTGAAGCTTTTATTGTAATTTTAGTACCAATTTGGTCTTGTTATTTTCAATTTGAATCTTTTATACCACTATGAATATAAATGTATACGATATTAATGCATAAATAATGACACCTACCATAAAGTTATTTATTAAGCTGGTATATCCGCCTGAATATGCTACAAATGTATGTTGATTCTGTTTAATTGTTTTATAGAGCTGCATGATTAATCCCAGACAGACTGACCAATTTATCAATAGTATCATTAGCTTACTGAATATTAGTGCACTGGAGCTAAGATACACTATTACTGGTATTGTTACTAAGATCAGACTAAAGATTAGAAATAATCTGCTTGATCTTTTGAAGTGTAAAAGCATTATTTCTTTTGAAGTCATAGTTACTTTGTTTATTATAAATATAAAAAAAAGGCATCTTAATTAAGATTTAAAATATAGACTTCATTTGGATGAGCTATGATTTGAATAGCGCCAACTCTATTATTAGCAACAACGCCTGTTATAATCAGAACACCTTTTTTGGTGATGATTGCAATTGGTTCAGGAATATTATTATCTTTCATAGCCTTTATTATTTTGTTACTCTGTAAATATACTACTAAAACTTATACAAGTACATAGGCCCATTGAAATCTTTCCTATTGATTATCAACTAGTTAATATAACTCATTGGTTTACAGTTATTCTAATAATTCTAATACCCAAATCCATATAATCATATATAATATTAAAAACCATATTCTAATGATTTCATTTTCATGATTTAAACCTGGAAATATAATAGCATAAAGAATACCTAATGCTATAATAGTTTTCACTATTCTTTTTACGTATTTGTTTTTCATATCCACCAGCGATTAAGTCTTTCATTTAAAATTCTAAATAAAAGTTTACTAGCTTTATCATGTTTAGCTTGGTACTTATTATACACTTTTACACATAATTCTGAACACTCTTTTTCATTCTCTTCTGTTTCTTTTTCGTGTTTAATATTATATGTACCATCTTCATTTTCTACAAATTTCAAATCTCCCCAAATAGCTTTGATTTCATTAAATGCCTGTTCACTAAATCGTTCTTCTTTAATTATATCAATCAGCTTGACACATAATTCCATAAGTTGTATGTCTCTTTCTATTCCTACATATTGAACATGGAATGTTTTAAAGTGTTTGATCATTTTTACTAGTGTGAATCTAGTTATAGCATAGAATGTATCGTATTCATACCACAATAGTTTCCATAAAAGTGGAATCCAACTTAATACATTTTGTATTCTCCAAAAAAACTTCTTAATATTCCAAATCATATCTTTTATTTTATGTTATTAATTACTTGATCTCTGACTTGATCACCGACTTGATCACCGACTTGATCATAGACTTGATCCCAGACTTGATTCTTTACTTGATTACGGACTTGATTACTGACTTGATCCCTGACTTGATTCCAGACTTGATCTCTGACTTGATTGATGAATTGATTATAGACTTGATCTCTGACTTGATTACGGACTTGACTACCGACTTGATTATAGACTTGAATACTGACTTGATTACGGACTTGATTCTTTACTTGATTACGGACTTGATTACTGACTTGATCCCTGACTTGATTCCAGACTTGATCTCTGACTTGATTGATGAATTGATTATTGACTTGATTATAGACTTGATTACGGACTTGATTCATACTATTATTTTTTAGTCAAATCTATTAATTCATTGTATTCTGCTAGCTCTTCTGTAAAATCATCTTCTAGTGGAACAAAGCGTTCAGATCTAAATGATGTGTGGGGTTTTGGTGGATCTACTTCTAATAAAAGACAGTTATTAGCTGGAGTAATATCTACAACATTATATATAGATCCCTCATATAATATTCCCTTGTGTCCTAATATGCACATTACTCTCATAATAATTAGAGAAGACGTTTCTGAATAAGTAGTCTTCCCAGGCTCAACTCCCTGACTCTCTAAATTACTATTTTACTACACTATCTGCTTTCGATTCAACTTGAGTAGTCGAATCTACTTTTACAGTATCAGTAACAACTGCAGTGCTATCGAATTCCACTACGGAATCTTTAGATACTGTTGAACTACACGCTGTCAACATTGAGGTTAGTAATAAGAACGTTAGAATTTTCTTCATAGTTTATATGGTTTATTTTATCTGTAATATATGCAATTTAATGAAATTATAATAAAATATATTCTTAGTGCATTTATTTTGATAATTCTACATAATCTTCCACTTTAGGTTTCTTTAATCTGATTTTCCAATAGATTCCACCTTGAACAAATGGACCTATTACTCCACCTCTATTTCCTAGTCCTACGCTTATTTGATAGAGATGATCAGTTTTATTTTTTACTATAATTCCAGTAGATATGTTATCTATAAAAGTAGACTTATTTAATCCTGACGTCACTCCTGCATATACTTGATTTTTTGGCTTTTCTTTTATAGTTGTGGTTGTAATTATCTTTGGCACTTTATAATTCCAAATTAAACTACGCTCTTGTATTTTGTTCTTGTTTATTATATCAGTTATTATTCCATACCCAAAGTATTTTATACCACTATCAGGAGAATTTAAATAGACAGTATCGATTACTTTATACTTAGTATAATAGTCTTCTACAACAGCTATGGTGTCTATTATAGAAGGTACTTCTCTTGGCACAGGAATCTTTTGTATTTCAGGAATATAAACAGGTACTTCAACTTTCACATCTCGATACTCTATCTTAGTGTCTGTTATCGTGTCAGGAACTTTAGTTTCTTTTCCACAGCCTTTAAACTGAAGGAATACTATAATTATCGCCAAAATTATAATAAGTAAGTCTCTTAAGTCTTTTATGTATTTCATATGATGTCTTTACTTTCTATTAGTGTGTATGTAAAAAACTTCTGTTTTGAGTTTCTACATAGATTCATAAAATAATCAAATTCTGCTAGTCTTTTGAATACTTGACAGCCTTCACTCCAGTTTTCTACATACATACTGTCTACGCCAGCTTTATGGATATTGATTCCGAATATACCAAGTTGAGTTTTAAGTTCATCAAATAATAAGTCTTTATTTGCATCTCTAAAAACAGTAACGGGTTTTACTTGTCTGAGAGCTTCATATTTTCCTTGATGTAATCCTATAGCATATGCGTCTATGTACTGATCTGGGACAAGTCTGGCGACTCCATTAGTATTCTGATACTCTAATACACCTTTCTTTCCTGGATCTGTAGTTATCATCCATTCATAATATTGCCAGTTACCATTTTCTAATTTGCTAACAGTTAATCTGTCATCAAATGCATTTGTCACTTTTTTGCCTACTTCTGAGTTTCTAATTCCAACAATATTTAATTTGTCTTCAAACCACTTATATTGCTTTTGTTTGATTGCCTTTTCTATAGTCTCTTTACTATATTTAAAAGGGGATGCGTTTGTCATACTTAGTTAAATTATATTAATAAATATTGCTTTTTATATATATATACAGAATATTTATAAGAGAACCTTGTGCTTAAATTTTTAGTGTCTATATGGCATTTGAATTGGAGAGATACCAATAAATAAAAGTTTAAATAACAAAAAACAAAGGAAAATGTATACATCAGTATCAACGCATTGGTCTTCTCTAGGAGTTTACCAAGCAAATGCTTTCATTACAAAAGGAAAGCAACGACTAAAACAATTTGGACATAAAGTCCATCTAAGTGACAAAGACTCATTCGAAATTGAGCTTTTCAATCCAAACAAAATCAAAATCTTAGCTAAAATTCAACTCAATGGATCTTATATTTCTGGAGGCGGAATTATATTAAATCCAGGTCAAAGAGTTTTCTTAGAAAGATTTATCGATTCTGCAAAATTAATGACCTTTAATACATACACTGTTAATGGTAATGATGCTGAGGCTTTAGAAGCTATAGCAAATAATGGAAAGGTAGAAATTCAATTCTATGCTGAAAAGCAATCTGATTCTTTTTCAACAGGAAATTATATATATTCTAATCCATTTACACATATTAATCCATATCCTTATACAGTAGATTTTAATACTACTACTGGACATACTAATGTTAATACTACTTTATCATCACCAAGTGGAAATATGCGTGGAGTAGAAACAGGTAGAATTGAAAAGGGTGCTGAATCAGAGCAAAAAGTAAAATCTGTTTACGGTGAATTTGAATTGTTCTGGTTTGATAAAATCAAATGGCACATTATGTCAAAAGATGAAAAACCGCTTGAAAAAGAAGAATTAAATCTTTTATACTGTGGTGAGTGTGGAGCCAAAAGAAAAAAATCTACTCATAAATTCTGTCCACACTGTGGAACTGCATTCTAAATCTATTAAGACAAGGTTCAAACAAAAAAGGGGATTTAGTCCCCTTTTCTTTTAATTTTCATTTTCTGGTGAATCTGGTTTGCCTTTTTTAGAATTGATATACTTATCAATTGACCCTATTCCAAATGCACCCAACACTATAATAACGAATCCAGTAAATATGAATTCGTGAATGGTCAAAGTTTTACCTAGAATACCAGTTACTAAGTCTACTATTAAAGTAATAATTAGCATTATAAATGCTAAGAATCCTACAAATGATTTCTCATTTATTTGATTATCGTCTCTGAATAAGTCTTTAAGAAATTTTTTCATATGCTGATTTATTACCAAGAATAAATATCAGCACATAGACTTAAGACTTAAATGCATTCAACAATTGATTTCTACCCAGTACACCAGTGTGTCTGAATTTCTCATTTCCTGCGGCATCTAATATAATAATGGTAGGAATTGATTGGATTTTGTAGCGATCTGTATTTACAGAATCGTAGTCTACGTCAATAAAGTTAACAGGGATTCCTGTTTCTTGAGAAACCTGTTGAACTACTGGTTTGAACATTTTACAGGGTCCACACCAATTTGCCGAGAAGTAAAGTACTGTCATTTTGATAACATGTTAAAGTGTCTAGGATAAATATGTAAATTTGTAACAAACCAATGCATTTCACCTGTAGGAACTTCAATCTGATCTGATACTAGTTCCATAAGTTTTGCAAATGTATATTGATCATTGCAAAAACCATAAACTAAATCTATACTTCTAGCAAAAACAGATAAGTGTAGTTTGTTTTGTTTAATATAGAAATTAAGTACATCGTTACATGGAGTATCATACTTATATCTGTCCATCTCATCTATATCGTAATGAACTATGATAGCTCTACGAGTCTCAGGATTAGTTTTAAGATCTTCGATGACTCTTTCTAATTGACGATTCATATTCCAAAAATGCCCATAATTAGAATTGACTTCTGTGGTATTTGGGACCATCATGTTTTTCCATATCTTGGCTCTTTCAGCTATTTTAGATGCGTCTCTGTTTCCAGTCAAATACCAGTTCCATTCGTACTCTGCGTAATCTGCACTGAACTTTCTCTCTGCTGTAGTGATAATTTTATCTGTTGGATCTATAATGGTAAAAGATTGATTGAATAAGGCTTTAGTTCCCGCATAATCTTCTCCATATTGCATTATCTCTTTAAACTTTTGTTCAAATGCTTTAGTTGGATTGAAATAATAATTACTCATGTTTTTCTACTTTTATGAATTGTGAAATGAAATTTAAACCTTCTAAGTTTCTATAGTCTTTTGAATATACCACTCTCTTAATTCCAGATTGCAAAATAAGTTTTGAGCATTCTAAACATGGAGAAAGTGTAAGATATAAAGTAGAATTATCAACTGAATTTCCACACTTTGCGGCTTTAAGAATTGCGTTGACTTCTGCATGGATTGTATGAGGCAGAGTTTTATCATTCTCTTCGCATGAGTTATCCATGCCACTTGGAGTTCCATTGTATCCAAAAGAAATAATATTTCCATCTCTTACTAATACAGCTCCTACTTTAGATCTTACACAGTAAGATAAACTAGCGACTTCTTTTGCAACATTTATAAAAACTTGGTCTAGTTTAGCTTGTTTCATTTTAGTACTACTGTTTTTTCATGTCCTACTATACAACCTGTATTAACCCAAACTCCAAATCCCATTGAATTTGCCACTCTACAAAAATAAACGTCTTCTCCAACTAATTCTACAACTGGATAAGGAATACCATCTACATTTTTACTTTCACATTCACTTCTAAACCATGGATATTGCATAGACTCTATTACACCTTTAGCAACTAACATCCATCCCATTCCTGCAAAATCTACAGGTATTTGAGTATTAATGAGTTGATTTTGTTGTAGAAATATATCACTTAGAAGATTTTCTTTCCAAGAATCTAATGGTTTTACTGCATATTGAGAATTATTTACTTGATCATTTTGTATTTTATACATTCCAGAAGCTATAGGTTTATTCATATCTAAAAGTGTATAAAATTGTTCTGGAGAAAAATCGATATCGGAATCTATCCACATTATATAATCATATTTCAATTTTCCTTGAAATGGTATTTGATTTTTACCTAATATCTTATGACCTTCTAAACATTTAGATCTAGCTTCATGTACAATTGAAGATACTCCAGTTTTTAAAATGTATTCTATACCTCTAGATTTAAGAGAGTGAATAAGATTAGTCCAATTAAGTAAAAATCTAGAACTAAAACTATTTCCAGGTATACAGAATATTACGGTCATTTTTCTTTTACAAAAGTTCCGTTCTCCATTTTGCCTTTTCTGTTTGCGATTTCTTCGTAAGCTGCATTGATGCAATGTTCAATATCATGACCACCAAGTGCTGCAAGATTAGTAAGCACCACAACACAATCTCCAATCGCATCTACAAAAGCAGATTCATCATTTTTTAAAATAGATTGTGCCAATTCTCCGCATTCTTCTTGAAGTTTTATGTATTGGGTTTTTAAATCACCTTTATCATAAATCCCTCTTTCTTGTGCCCAATCTCTTATTGAGTCAAATTCATTTTCTAGTTTCATTATTATTATTTGGTTTATATATTACAAATCCAGTAAAGTTTGGATCATTATTTACATCTACATCTTTTATTTTCCAATCAGAACCTAAACGATGTAATCTTTTTATAACTATTGTTTTATAGAGTGCACTTTTTTGATTATCTGTATGCGATAATAGTTTTTCAGGATCTTTATTAGCAGCTAGAAATAATAAAGTATCTGCATTAGGATGAGACTCTACAAAATCTAATACAATATCAGTAATAGTCTTAAGTATTCTTATTAGTTTACTATAAGTTGTTTTTGCGTATTGTGATTCATTGCCTTCTACTTTATATCCAATATTAAATGTATCTTCTCTTTTAGATGGAAGTTTTAATGAATCAAAGTCAGATTGTTTTAATGTAACTATTTGTACATTTACTGTCCAATCTTCATCTGTTTTAAATCGATTTATTGCAACATTTTTTGTAGATACAATCTTATCATACAGATATGATTCGACATTTTCTAAATCACCAACTTCTTTAATTATTTTATCAGACTGATTCTTTAATTCTAATAAAGTTATTGTCTTCATTTTTTTTGAGTTTTTAAATATTCATTTAATGATGCTGCATAAGCAACAAGATCTAAATAATTGTCTTCTTTATAATTCCATGAAGCTCTGGACAGTTTTAATGCTAGTAATACATTGTATGCATCGAATGTAGTAATCTCTTTTCTAGAGAGTTCTGATGCGATTCTAGCAGTCTGTTCCATGCCTTCTTCAAATTTACCATACATGCGCTCTTTCTCTTCTGATCTTTCAAACACTATATCTTGAGCTTGCTGTAGAATTGTTTTAGTTTTTTCCATAACATTTGTATATTATATTAATATAATAATATAATACTCTTAAAATAAGAAATATAAGTTTATAGTTCTACTTAATTAATTAAATATAATTTATTCATTTGTTCTATCACCAAATTCAGTACTTGAAGGAAAATCTTTTGTTCCTTTAGGTAGACCAGCACTAGTAGCTATTTTATATGTAGAAGATTCTGCTGCACCATATACTTTTTTAATACTAGGTGCCATTGCTTTTATTTCTTTTTCTGTATATTTTTCTAAAGGCGTATTTTTTATATTTATTTCTTTAACTTTCATATCTTTAGGTAAAGACGATATTTTTGAAGGACTTATTTCTAAATAATTTGCTTCTAAACCATTTGGTAAAGATGTTATATTTGTAGAAGCACCTGTTATACTATTTGTTAAATATAAATTTTTACCTACTTTTAAATTTTTAGGAAGAGATTTTATTGGTGTATAATATAGTATTAAACTTCCAACAACTTCTAAATTATCTGGAAGTGATACTATAGCTGTATTCATTAAATTTAACGTTCCGCCTACTTTTAAACCTTTTGGAAGTGATGTTATTGATACAGAATCTAAATTTAGATCGCCTTGACCACCATTTTTCATATATTCAGCTATATATTCTTCAATTTCTTCTTTTGTAGAATCTATAGGAAGTTTTTTATGTATATTAGAATTTGTTTTTTTATTAGAATCCTCGGCATAGTCACCAGTTAACCACCCATTTGGTTCTCCATAAGGATCACTGGTTTCTCCGCTAGCCATAATTTCCCAATACCCTATGTCGCCTGTATCAACATGTTTTTGAACTGCTATTTCAATTGTCCACGGATCTAAGTCTAAGTCCAAAGAATTCTCATCATACCATTCAACGGCCTCTTGAGCGCTTTCAAAATCAGGCACATCTTCTGGTTTGTTAGGATCGTTCCATTTATATACGGCTATAGGAATAGTTACATCTGCTTCTTTGTCAGATAACCACACCGGGTTTCCAATATCTTCGAGTTTTTCTGCTCCTTTATAGAGCTCTTTTATTTTTTTGTCTATGAAAGAGAGCATTTTTTTATCTACAGCCAAGACACTTTTCCATACTGGAGGATTTGGATTTGGTTGAGAAAGATTTTTCAAATAATCAGAGATTTTATTCATCTTATCATCTATATTGCTAGCATCTTTTTCAGTGTCTTCTTCATCATCATCTTCTACTTCTTCTGCTTCCAATAACGTCTTTAATTTGTTTTTATAAGCTGATTCTGTGATTATACCAGCTCTTTTTTGCATTTCTAAAGCTTCTTTTGCAGTAGTTTTCTTTTTCATGTTCGTAAGATATATTGTAATAAATATCTATTACAAGTATTTATCCATATCTGATTTATCTCCCCACTGTCTTTCAGAATCTATATCACTAGGTTTTATTGTTGGCTTTGGCATATTTCTTGCTACGTTCCAAAACCAATCACCTTCTTTGCCGTATTTCTTCATATATTCCCAACCTTTAGCATCATAAGTTTTAATGCAATCAAATGGTGTATCAATGCTAGCAGGTTTAAGGAACTGTTTAGTGTGAGTATAGAATCGAGCTCTTCCTAGTTCGCCTGGTTGCACGTTTCTTGCAACTGCTACAGCATTAAAGGCAGTGTTAGGTAGAGCGATCTGAAGAGTTCTGGATAATACGCCAGTTGAAAATACAGTCCACATCTCATCGATATGCTTATCTTTAAATGCTTCGTGAAATATACGAACTCCACCTGCTACTACTTGTTCATGTTTAAGACCAAAAGGTAAATACTTAGCACCTATCTTTTTAGCAAAGTCTTTTGCCCACGCATTTATCGTAGGCATTGCAGGTGTCTTAATAAAGATTGGAGTTGCTCCTTCTTCAATCACTTTTAGTTGATGTTCAGATGCTTCTTTAGAAGCTGGCATAAACAGTATCAACTTTTTGTTGTACTTCTTTGCGAGGTGAGTTAAAGAGTAAGGGGCCATTCCAACTCTAGGCGCTACGTAAACTAAAGTGTCCTCCTTTATTTGAGAGATCATAAAATCTCCCATCTTGGCCTTAGTTCCCCACTGGTATTCACCGTCATCTATTACTTTGAATCCTTCAATATCTTTAATTGAAAAATTAAAATCATGTTTATAGTCTTTAGTCATTTCAAGATAGTAGTTTAAATCTCTACCACCTTCCAAGTCTAGATTGCTTTGATCTGTAGCTTTATTAAGAAACATATTATTTTAGTTTATTTGCCCAATCCCAATACTTATCATAACCCCAAGTTTCTTTGAGTATGCTGTTGTTACTCATTCTACGACCATTATTTTTTATAATATGATCTTCTGATTGGTACTCTTGAAAGTAACGAACTACATCACATGCTCTTGCGTCTTCACAATCTATAGGATTTAGATTATATCTATTAGATAGGAACTGTAGCACTTCATTTAAATACTCAAACTCTTTAATCTTCTTTGATACTTTAGGAAATATTGCATTGATACATTTAACTGCATTAGTACCGCAGTAAACAAAACCTTTGGGATCTACATATTGAGGCATATACTCTGCGATGTCAGCTGCAAAAGCTGTAAGTACAAAATTCTGCTTCTTAAATCCACTTTCATTTAACCATTGATTTCCATAGTCTGTGACTTGATAAATCTCCATGCGTTCTTTAGTCACCTTTTCAAAAATGTGTCTCACTAAACCTTCTGAGTAATCTAATATAAACTTACGCAAATGATTACCACTTCTTTCGCCTTCAAAAGTGAATTGCGGTAATAGATACCCTTTGTTGTCTGTGAATGGTCTAATACGATTCTTTAAATCTTCTCGCCATTCTGGCCAAGTGTATCGTCCTTTTAATATTGAATCAATAACCCAAAAGTTACCATAACCGTGTGTACCTAATATGTCACTTAGACTATCTTTAGTATATCGAGGCACATAATTAATACCACTACCACAAAGTCTAAATAGATACCACATCATAAACCAATCAAATTCTGTGGGAATTTTATGACCTACAAAATGTTTACCCATAGAACGTGGATCATGCTCTTGATACCAAATTGCTTCTGTAAAAGAACAGAATGCAGCATATCGCCTTTGGCAAGTATCATAAATAGGTACATGATAAATCAGATCATCATTCACATCTGCTTTAAGATCTCCTGAGTAGGGAAGTCCAACATTAGAGTGTTTCTCCATGAGGTTACTCTTCTTGTCGTAATCATCTAGCGCTTCTAATAGCGCATCGTTTATAATAAATTTTTGCATTAACTTAGGATTTCATTTAAATAAGGATAATATTTTGGACGTAAGTGAACTGATTGTTTCATTTCTAATATGTCTAGCATTTTAGTACCATCTTCATCTATCCACTCTTCGGGCCAAGATATAACACTTAATCCTGAATCATGAATGATACTATTAGCTACACTTCTCAATCGCATTCTTTCTGTTCTCGTACCAAAGAATGGTTGTTTTTTATAAAGTCCAGTTCCAGGTATCTTTCTAGATTCGTGTTCAACTGGTAACAATTCTACTAAAGTACACTTATTGAGTTTTTTAGCGAACTCTACTAATTTACCAAATAGTTCTTTAGTAGCAGATTCAGGATTGCTTTGACGCATCAAGTGAAATCTCAAATCTATGTTGCCAAAATAGAGAGTAGTTTCATCCCACTTTTCATTGATCTCTTCTGGTGTTACTCTCTTTAAAAATCCATGTAGAGTTCTACCAGGAGTAAAATCCAGTGCGTGATTAGGTTTCCATACTGATAAAGCATGAGAATCTCCTATGACTGCTTTTCTACTTTTATTTCCGTAGTTTTTAAATAGATCAATTACGCTTGCTGAAGGAAATTGTAAATCGGGTATTTTTAATCTCTTGTTAAAACCTTCAAAGTCGAATGTGACATTGATAAATTTAACTTGACCTTTGTAAGTTCCTATGGCTTTCATTTTTTCATAATGAATAGGCTGAGGTCCTCCTGGCACATTAAAACTGCCTTCTATAAAATTAACTCCTTCTGCTACGAATATAGCATCATAATTATCCCAATTAGAGGGATCTGGATTTACATCCACTTGATCAGTAGAAAAGTGGTCTTTAACCATCTTTGTTGTAATGAGACCATAAGCACCACCCTGACTATTTTGGGTGGCACCTACGTTTCCCATCATGCTTACTAAAGCGTATTTTTTCATAACCTATTTTTATTTAATTACATTCCTGCCATCATACCAGCCATGGGATCTGCTTTATCATCTTTGTCTTTCTTTTCAAAAACAACTGACTCTGTTGTTAAAATAGTTCCTGCGACTGAGCTTGCATTCTTAAGTGCAGTGATTACTACTTTAGCTGGATCAATGATACCTGATTCTAGTGCATTCACTAATTTATGATTCTTAGCATCATAAACTTGACCTTCTTTAGGTAACTTATCCCACCAATTTTCAACTCCTGCATTACGTAATATGGTTTTGAAAGGAGATTTTAAAGCTACATTTAAAATTTGCTTTGCAACTTCTCTGTTTTTGGAATCTGTTTTCTCTGCATTTAATGCGTTCTTTAAAAGAGCTACACCTCCACCTGGAACTATACCATCTATTAAAGCTGCTTTTGTTGCAAATAGTGCGTCTTCAACTCTGTCTTTCTTTTCTTTGATTTCAATGTCAGAATTTCCACCAACGCTGATGATTGCAACACCACCGATTAGTTTACCCAATCTCTCTTGCAGTTTTTCTTTTTCAAAGAAAGAAGTTGCTTTCTCAATCTGCTCTTGAATCTGCTCAGCTCTCTTCTGGATCTTCTCCTCTTCACCTTTTCCATCTACAATAGTAGTCTCTTCTTTGGAAACTGTGACTAACCTAGCTGATCCCAAGATCTGATCTAATTGAAGACCTGTAAGCTTGTCTAACTTATGACCTTTTTCTTTAGAAACAACTTGTCCGCCTATTAGAATTGCAATATCTTCAAGAATTAGAGTCTTTCGTTCGCCAAAATCAGGAGCTTTAACTCCACAAACTTGCACAACTCCTCTCATTTTGTTTACGATCATTGTAGCAAGTGCTTCATCACCGATGTCTTCTGCTACGATTAATAGAGGTCTATTTTCTGCGTTTGCTCTACTTAAAACCTGTAATAGTTCTTGAGCTGAAGAGATACGACCGTCATAAAGCAAAACCAATGGATTATCAAGCACAGCTTGCATCGTAGTATTATTTGTCACAAAGTAAGGTGACTTATAGCCTTTATCGAATTGCATACCTTCTACAGTTTCAAGAGTAGTTTCACCTGTTTTTGATTCTTCAATTGTGATAACGCCTTCTCTTCCTACTTTTTCTATAGCAGTAGAAATTAAGTCTCCAATTTGTGAATCATTGTTTCCTGAAATAGTAGCGACTTGTTTTATTTGATCTTCAGAGTTGATCTCAAGTGCTGTCTTCTTGATGTTGGCAGTTACTTCTTCTACTAATTTATCAAGTTCGTTTTTGATTTCCATCGCATTCGAACCCTGTCTGATATTTTTAATTCCCTCTTTTACTATCTCATACGCAAGCAGTGTAGAAGTTGTAGTTCCATCACCAGCTTCATTAGCTGATTTGATTGAAACTTGCTTTACTATTTGAGCACCAATGCTTTCGATTGGATCTTCAAGCTCTCCAAAAGCTTTAGCACAAGTTACACCATCTTTCGTAGCTTTAATTTCTCCATTTTGATCTCTAATTAATACTGTTCTACCTCCTGGTCCTAATGTAGAACTAACGGCGACGTTTAGTTTTTCAATACCAGCTAAAAGCTTTTCTTTTAATTCTTGTCCTGTAACAAATTGTGTTTTACTCATGTCTGTTTTAAATTAGTGTTGCGAATACGTCTGTTGATTTACAAATATAGAATTCTTCTCCTTCAATAACAACTCTTTGAGCACCCATTTTGGGGATCAAAACTACATCATCCACTTTATTCGAACACTCTATGTGTTTATCAGTGTGATAATTGTAGATAGTTGATACTGCGATGACTTTTCCCATTTCAGGTCTGTCTTTTCCTAAATCTGGCAAAATTATGTTTCCAAAAGTAGTTTCACCCTCTTCAATAGGCTTTAGTACTATGTTACCGTTTTCAGGTTTAATCTGTTTGTTCATAAATTGTTTTGTGTGTTTGGTTGTAAATTATCTTCTATTACTTCTTGTGCGTCTTCTATTCTGTTTACGAAATAAAGAGTTTCTTCTTTCTTAAAAACAGCATCATAACCAAATAGATCTTTTAATCCTACTGGATCCTTTACTGAAGACTCTTTGAAATAGGTTTTTATCTCAAAAAGATCTCCATTAACATCGATAATTCTGTTGCTTATTTTGTAAGAAGACATAACTAGGTAGCAGGTAATACCTTTTTTATTTAATTGTCAAAACATTTGGTTTTTTAGAATCTGCAAAAGGAATGTCAATAGACAAAAGTCCATTTTGCATTTTAGCTTCTGCATTAGCTAGATCGAATTTAGAAGCTATTTTCCAAGCTAAATCAAAAGATGATTTTTTGATACCGCTGTAAATAATACTCTTTTTGTCTTGAGTGTCTTCTTTTTTGTTATACTTGATACGAAGTATATCGCTGTCAGTGATAATACTTAGATCTTCTTTACCCAATCCTACAGCGGCTATTTCTACTTTGATACCTGTATCGGTTTCATAGATGTCTGTTGGGTGGCTGATCTTGTTTGTGATGTCTAAGAAATGTGATGTGGAATTAAAGAGATCTCTCCACATAAGATCAAACTGATCCAATTCAATTGGTCTAATTTTTATTGTCATGGTTTTTAAATTTTGTGCTCCCATTTGGTGAGCGGTTAAACATTTATTTTTATAACTAGGGTGCTACCTGCTACCTATTTATTATAAATATATACAAATAAAAAAGGAGAAAAAAAATTTTCTCCTTAGTAAGTGTTTTTATTTTATATTTTTAACTGCTAAATCCTTGACTAAATGTATCATATGAATCACCGTCTGGAAAAACGGCATTGTATAAATCATCTATTTCTTGAGGAAATGCACTTTCTTCATCTCTATCATTTTCGTCTCTACCTGTTATTGTAG